AACATTAGTATAGAAGCAATAATTCATTCTTTAATCAAGTCCTCATATTTTTCAAGAAGTGTGGGGGTTGGATCTGCAAGAGTAAGAATCTTATCAGAACTCATCATAAACGTATTATCTTTTGTGTATCCACAAAGAAAGGGTTCTAAAGTATTCATAGTCAATTCTCTTTTTATTGCAAAAGGATTAATTAATTTACAATCAGGTTCTCCAACATCAGCACCAACTTCTTCAATCTGACTTATCAGAATCTGGTTGTTCAGTAAGAACAATATTTTGACTATTTTCATTTTCGTTAATACCTAATACTTGAGTTTCATACATTTTTTTAAGTTCGTCTTTTGGTTCCACGATTGTAACAATCCAATCAGGAATTAATTCAATTGTAGTATCATTCGATAATGAAGGCCAAGAATGTAATGATATACTCACTAGATTTTCATTATTATTTTCATCAGTATTTTCATCATCAAGAATCTTATAAGAACCATTTATAGAAATACTACAAGGTCTATCTAAAATATAGCAGACCAATTTATCCTCATAAAATCCTTCTTTAATATCTGATACTATTTTTTCTCCCGATTTCAGGACAATAAGTTTTACTGTCATTTTTACTCCATACCTCTTATTATTATAGCAGAAAAAAAGGAGGAGTCAACCTGGATTTTGCCAGGTGCTCCTCGCGGCGACGATATTCAATTCTATTTATTCCCCACCATCTCCACCACTACCATCACCAGAGTCTCCATTACCACCAGCACTTGAGCGACTTCTTACAGGAACTGCTTTTCCTTTTGGAATTCTTTTTGTTTTTCCTCCAGAATAAACAGTATGTGGAATTGCATTTTTATATGCAATTGTTTTGAACTCGTCGAAAGATTTCATTTTTATTTTTATTTAGAGATAATCTTTTCTCTTATGGTGATCAGGAACAATTCTGCCAAGAGTAATTGTCAAAAGTCCATCCTCAAATTCAACTGATTTAACTTCAGTATCATCGGAAATAGTCCAAGAACGAGTGAAACTTCTTTGAGCCAACCCCTTGTGAATATAACTGGATTCAGTTTCTTTATCCTCCTTCTGTCCTTCAATAAATAATTTGCCATCTTGAGTATAGACGTAAACTTCTTTCTTTTTAAATCCTGCAAGTGCCAATTCAAGTCTAGATTCTACATTACTGACTTGAACTAGATTATATGGAGGATAGTTAGAAGTTGTCTCGTGAAGACTGAAAATACGATCAAAGTATTCATCCAATCCAATACTATTGCGAGTGATCTTATCCATCAGAGTAGAAAGATCCGCAGCAGTGTACCTTGTGATGTTAGACATTATGGTAGCTCCTTTTAAGCGAGTTTGTGTTTTGTGGACCCTTGCGGCATCCTCAATAATTATATATCAATAGGTATTAAAAAAGGGAGTGTTGAACTCCCTACTTAAATCATTCGGTTTCTACACCTTTTCCTTTTTTACCAATATTATATTTTTGTTCCAGAATCCAATCTCCTTTGTCCTTATATGCAAGAACTTTAATTTGATTAAGTGGTGCAATATCAGAAACCGAATCTTCTTTTACAACCGTAATAAGTCCCCAATCTGCAAGCAGACGAGTAATACGATTACGACGCTGAACATCGTTTACAGTCAGATTCGCGTGTTTACCATCAAGGGCAAATAGTTCTTTAAAGTGAACAATATAATACCTTCCTTGCTTATGAAGAATATGGCAAGATTGGTAGAGTTTTTTCTCTTTTCTTGATGCAACTCCGATACGAGTCAAAGTTTCACGAACTTTCAGAAAGTCATCCGGTTCATTCAGAATAACTTCCACCATCATATCGGGGGCCCAATTTACTTGTGGTTCAATTGTTTGAGTAGTCATTTCGTTCCGCCAGTTTCAAGTCGTTTTTTTATAAAGTCAAGTTGTGATTTATTTAAGATTTTTAAAGCTTGTGATGCCTTTTCATTACTGAATCCATAATACTGTTTTATGCATTCTAAATCTTTGACTTTATCTTTTCGGAGCCAAGGAGAAAATCTCTTCTTTTTCCTCAGACTATTTAGATAAAATGAATATTGCATATCTTTGTCGAGTTGATGATTCATATTCATTTCATTTGCGAAGAGAATAGAATCAATTTGTCCCGATAGGCACTTATTGATAATGTAAGGTGCGTACTCTTTAGTGCAACTCGGATCTTCTTCCATTAAATTTTCTTTGGTGAAATTAATAGAGTTCAACCAATCTTTAAGTTCGTAAGTCATCGTATAATTTGAATTTCATCATCATCAGTCCATAGTTCTACTTTAGTCCTAAAGCGATCTTCAGACTTTAGTTTTTCATATCGTTTTGTTGCTTTTTTCTTCCACCAAGAAATAATATTCTCAAGATAAAATTTATCCCAATTTTGACCTGGACAAAGATTGTCTTGCTCCCCCAGAATTACTTCACGAACATTTTCATATCCATAATCAGAAATATAAAATCTCTTCTTTTGAGTAAGATCAAACGCAGTGCCTATTACTTCATTAAACTTTTTAAGTTTTTTCTGATCCTGAAGTGAATTGCGAATAATTGAAATCATCTTTGTTTGACGCTTCATCTTTTTAGAGGATGCTTTGTTATCAGTCAGAGGAGTATTGTTATTCAGATAAGTAAATCTATCGTGAAGTTTGTGAAAAATTTCATCGTGAAGAAGAGGAAGAAATTTACTCTCAGTCAAACCCTTATATCTAATAAACGGTTTCAATCCATCATATTGGGATGCATCAGTAGTTGAACCATAAAGAGAAGTGGTTTCAAAGAGAGCAATATCTTTCTCAAAGACTTCATTAAGTGTTTCTCTTGCAAAATGAGAACAACACATTAATGCAAGAAGTTTTCCTCCAAGGTAATTATATCCAAAAGGTTGAGATGGTACAATTACAAATCCCATCGCGGCATGGCGATTAAAAATAGAAAGATCTGGTTGTTTTCCTAACCATTCATTTCTTGGTTTTGAATTAATTGTTGGAGATCCAAATCGAATAAATCCAAGAACTTTCTTGGTGTTTCGTTCGAAAATAATCCAACGCAATTCTCTTCCAGGAATGTTTGACTCATTATTGTGAGAAGAAACCACCTTAAGAAGAGTATTGTAATGATCTTGAGGTAATGCTTGTTGAAATCTATCCCCAACAAACTTAATATCAAAATCCATATCCTCTGGATGAATATCTTCATTAAAGAATTCATCGTGCAAAGAAACTATTGAATTACTATTCTTGATAACCTCCTTCTTTACAAAACGCAGATAGTCTTCAATATTTCCCATATGAGAAAAATATTGGATGAATTCATCTGCAGCCCATTGGGCGTCTTGCTCTGAAATAATCATTTAAATTCAACTTCACACATAATTTCAGTTAGTGCTGCAAGCAAGTTGATCTCTTGATCTGCCACAAAACAAATCTGATATTGATACTTTGCAATAATAAGAACAGCAGCGGGAATACTTGCAGGAACTAGTGCATCATAAAGTGCATCATAAACTCTCCGAAGAATAACTGAAGAGTCATTATCCAAGTTAGATACGACCCACTTACGGACCTCTGTAAAGTTTTTCTCTTTAAGGTATTTGAGAAGATCGTTTACAGAGATGTCAGAGAAAGATGCAAGAATGCCCGCATCAATTTTTCCTCCCGTAGAATACCGCTGACATTCGTTGAGGACTCGTCGGAAGTCTGGGAAGTGTTTTGAGACCAGTTCTGCAACGACTTTTTGATCATACTCGATGCTTTCCGCATCCAGGATGTTTTGTAGACGCTTGAAGAAGGATCCTGCCAACTGTGCTTTTTGTTTCCCTTTGATCGTAAAGTCGATGACGGCACATCGGGAGTGCAGTGGTTCGATGATTTTGTTTTTATAGTTACAGGTAAAGATGAATCGGCAGTTGTTATAAAATGCCTCAATATTCGCCCGTAATAGGAGTTGAACATCGTTGCCCGTGTTATCAGCCTCATCGATGATAATGACTTTGTGTTTAGAAGATCCCGTAAGTGAGACGGTCGAAGCAAAGTTCTTTGCTTGGTTTCGTACAGTATCCAGGAAACGCCCTTCGTCGGATCCGTTGATAACATAAAAATCTGCCCCCAGTTCGTTACATAATGCTTTTGCGATTGTGGTTTTACCAATTCCAGGAGGACCTGCAAGAAGGAGATTTGGAATCTCACCCTTCTCCACAAACTCCTTAAATGTTTTTTTGGTATCATCA